TTACTTGATCGTGAGTTAAACGAATGTAAAGTTAAACAAAAACATTTGGATAGTCACCAGTACGATCCGAACTGTAAATTTTGCGTAGATAATCAATTTGTTAAAGATGCAAAGCAGGCCATTGAAAAAATACCTGAATTGGAACAAAGTAGAATAAGTTTGTTGGGGTGGCTGGATATTTATAAGAATGGGTTAGAAAGTTCAAAACAAACCCTTGAATTGGCTCAGGAATATCAATCAGTTTTAAAGCAATTATCTACAATCGATTCAAAGGTTCAATTATTAACTGAACAAGTTAAAACCTTAGAATTAAAATCACAATCATTAGAAACAGAACGAACTAATATTCAAGCTAAGAAAAATGAATATGAATCAAATGTTTTACTGATAACCAAAAACAATGAAATATTAAATTTAATTACTGAAACTGAAACTCAAATCAAACAATTGAACCTTCAACATGATTCAGTGCAAAAGAATCACCGATTGATTGAACTTGAAATTTCAAAACTAAAAACAGAATATTCAGATATTAACCTTAAATTAGATAAATATCTGGATTATTTAAAGAAGTATCGGGTTTATGAACTTTATTCCCAAACAGTTTCAAGAGATGGAGTTCCGTACAAGATTGTAGAATTGGTTCTTCCGGTATTGGAAAATGAAGTAAATTTGATTTTAAATTCGATCGCCAATTTCACTGTTAAGTTAGAAGCAACGGACGAAAAATACATCCATGCGTTTATCAATTACGGCCCTAATCAAATTTGGCCAGTAGAATTAAGTTCAGGGATGGAAAGGTTCATGTTGAGTTTGGCGTTTCGTGTAGCCTTAACCGAAATCACTTCGTTGCCAAAAAGTTGTTTCTTAGCGATAGATGAAGGCTTTGGTGTATTGGATGCGGAAAATATTTTACAAATCGGAAAATTGTTTGAATATTTGAAAACCCAATATGAATTTTTGATTTGTATTTCTCATATTGATACGATGCGTGATTTGGTTGATAAACAAATAAAAATAAACCGTGTAGACGGATATAGTAAGGTGGAATATTTAAATGCTACTTAAAAGAACAAAGAATGGATTGGACAAGGTTACTGCGTCTATAATGGATGTGGATAGCAGTTCATTATTTGATATTTTTGTTCCCAAACAATTAAGAGCAGGAAAGAATGAAATCAGGATTCGGCTTGTTAATGATGGATTAGTCAAAGGTTCGGATGTACTGATAGATGTATTAGACCAAAACAAAGAACCTTTGTATTATGAAATTTCCGATGTTGCCAACGAAGATAACAGCAGAAGTATAATTGTTCATGTAACTGAATCCGATTTAACTGGAAAAGCATATCTGTATGTATATGCAAAACTAGGTATCGAATCCAGTTACATGACTCTTATAAATTTGGAAGTTAATCCTGAACTGGAATCAGAACAAGAAATAAAATTATCGGAGCCTCCGGAAATATTTTATTCTGAACGAAGGTTAGCAACCCAAACATATTCAAATTCCACCAGAGAAATAATTAAAAAGAATAATAATGGAAACGTTTATACGATCAGTCCTATTATTCCAAAACAATTAATTGAAAGTACATTTACAGTCGAAAAAGCCGAAATTAGAGAATTGAAATCCGATAATACAGTCGGAAGTGGATCAACAATTCAATTACCTAAGCACTTTGATCTTGCCAGAATCAACTCTATTAATTTTCCGTTTAGTTCTAGTTATAAAAATGGAACAATAGAAATAAATGGAATAAATTTAGAAGTCCCAAATGATGCCATCATAACTGCATCATTCTTCAATCAAAGTTATAGTGCGTCTATTGTCAATGTTATTTCGACCAGTTCAATTGAAATCTATCCGCCGTTTTCAAAATTAATTGAATATCAGACATTAACTGGCATAAAATCCAAAATGTATGATAGATTTAATAATCAGGCTAATTTCACTTGCTCGTATTTTGAAGTGCTAACCTTAGCGCAATCAAATTACACCCAATCGTATGCCGTGTTTGATTTATATAACTTGAATACAGTAGCAGGTAAAATTGATAGTGTAGACATCAGTTATAAGAATTTAAGTTTAATCGGTGACAACTACGAGCCATTGGGTAATTTCAAAGTTAAGCCAGTAAATTATTTAATCGATAGTTCAAGCCTATTCTTTGATAATGAAAAAGGAATTATTGAACGTCCGATCGGAACGTTTAAAAATGGCGTAGTTGACTTCCAAACATACTGGCAAACATCTTCGCTTGCTTCTGTTATTGCTACTGATTCAGTTCCTAATGGGATCAAACTAAGTGGCAATGAAGTTGTATTTGAACCTAAGATTCAATTCAATCCGATTAACCGAAAAGAAACCGAGTGGAACCTTTCGTTTGATTTTAATTTACAGCCAAGCCAAAGCGGTGTACCCCAATTAGATATTTTTGTATCGGGATCAAATGAAATAAAAACAGGTATTCTTAAAGATTCTCCGTATCAACCATATTCAAGTTCAAATATTGGAACTTATATCGGAAGCGTCACTGAAAGATCAGGAAAAGGTTCCTTTAATTTCAGTATAAATGATCCTTCGCGTATAACACCTAAATTTGCGCTTAGACGCGGTTTTTTATCAATAGGCAATGTTACCCTTACACCAGTAGAGAAAGTCGGTTACAACGCAAGCCAGACCCGTATATACGCACCTATGAATCTACCGACAGGTAGTGAAGTTAACTTTAAGATTGATTATGTAAATCCGGTCGGAAAAAGGTTAAGTAAATTTACAAGTTTACTTCCCGGAGTTTATTTTGAAGGAAGTTTTAAGCCTTCATCTACGGGAACAACTATTCCAACCGGAACGGTTTCTGGGTCAGATCAGTTAACGGGAAGTTTTGATAATCGCTACCATCGACTTGGTACTGGATTACTTTCAAGTTCAAATCAAATAGCTACCGATATAAGCGGTTCATTTATAAGTTCTAGTAATTCATTATCTGGTAGAATTTCAGTTTTTGAAAGTAAAACATTAATTTCAAGTTCAAACCAAATTCCTGCGATTGAATTAGTTGGTATTCTTGAAGGATATTATGAATCGAGAGGTACTGGAATATTATCAGGTTCAGGTCAAATTGCTAGTGATATTTCAGGATCATTTACATCATTATCAGGTTCGTTTGCAAATCGAATTTATTCATTAGAAAGAACAACTGGATCGCTCAATAGTTTTACCGCTTCAATTCAATCAGAAGTTAACAATTTAAAGATTGCGACGGGTTCAATCAATCCAAGGTTTAGTTCGATTGAACAAACAACCGGAAGTTTAAATACTTTTTCTGGATCGGCAATTTCCAGATTATCAAATTTAGAAGCAACTACTGGCTCATTAAATGTTTTTTCTGGATCGGCTAACACTAGATTAAACGCAATTGAAATAAAAACAGGTAGCTATGCAACAACTGGCTCAAATCAATTCAATGGCAATCAGTCTATAAGTGGAAGTATTAATTCTAATGGATCGATACGTGCATTGCAATTTTCAGGTTCATTTTCAGGTTCATTTGCTGGAAATGGTTCATTATTGACTGGAATAGTTTCAAGTAGTTACGCATTATCGGCTAGTTATGCTCCAAGCCAAGTATTACCAACAGGTCTTGTATCTGCATCTGCACAAGTAGATTACAATTCGATTCAAAATAAAATAAACTTAATTACCGTCGGAGCTAATAGAGTTTTTACTTCTGATGGTTCAGTTTCAGGATCGGTCGCAAATAAAGATTTTACATATATAACCAGTTCTTTAATAAATAGAACCAGACTAAATAATGCAATTGAACTTGAAAAGACCGTAAGTTCATCTTTTTGGTCGTCCGACATAACATATTTGACACAGAGTTTATTTTCATTTCCAGCAGGTGTAAATGTATTTTTCATGCACCATCATATTTTTAAAGAAAATGAAACTTTTACAACTCTTAGTTCATCTGCGTATAATGCAAGTTATGCAATACGATTTGAAACACAGATATATGGATATACTGGATCGTTAGCTGTTCCGAAGAATGCTTATATGTGGGCAACCACGACAGAAGTAAAATCAATGATAAATTCATTCTTTGGGGCAACGCCGATTTTTTCTAATGCTGTAACTGTTAATGATTCAGCATCATCCGGATCATTTGGTACAACCTTTTCTGGTAAAGCAGATTTAAGTTCATGGTTAGCAACAAGTACGATAACATTCACCGCCCCAGATCAAATCAGTATTAGATTTTCTATGTCACCTACTGGATCAGGGACTTGGAATTTTTACGTTAATTCGGTGTGCAGAGTAATCAAAAACGAAATTAAAAATGTTTAAAACCGTTGTAATTTATCCGGGAAGATTTCAACCATTTGGTCCCCATCATTTTAAATCTTATAAATGGTTATGCTCAGTATTTGGGCCTGATAATGTTTTTATTGTTACATCAAATCATCAAGATTTGAATTCCCCATTAACTTTCCAAGAAAAATTACTTTGCATTTCAAAGTACAATATTTCAAAAGACAAAATCGTAGAAGTTAAGAATCCATATAAGGCGGATGAAGTGATTCAAAGGTTCGATCCGGATAACACTTCTGTAATTTTTGCTTATGGAGAAAAAGATTTTGGTCGCATTAAATTCCAAAAAACTGATGGAACCCAAGGTTATTTCCGGCAATTTTACGGCCAAAAACAACTGGAACCATTATCCAAATGTGGTTATGTGGTTGATATGCCCGATGCTAGTTTGAAATATGATGGTCAAGAAATTAATGGAACTTTTTTGAGACAAATATTACCACTTGCCAATCGCGATGAATTTTCACGGATAATGAATTATTACGATCCACAAATTCATTTTTTGTTTAAAAAGAAATTTCATCCTGATATTGTCCAATTTACCGAAACGATTTTATCCGAAGGTTCAACCATCACAAAAACCCAACTTCAACGGATAGAACAATACGCGGATCAATTATTCAAGAGTTATGGGATAGACATTAACTTTCAGGATTTATCCAAAGAAACGCATTTTTGGCAACGAGTAAATGATCCTAGAAATGGTAATCCAATTACAACTGATGAACTCAGACAACTATTCAAAAAAGCATCTTCAAGGTTCGGGAACAAATTAAGTCAAAGCCCCGCTGGATTCGAAGCAGTCTTAAAGGACATGGAAACGGACATTAATCTTCCGTTTATCCTGAAATACGATCGTCAAAATAATGAACTGGATTTGATACCAAAAACAATCATGAGAAAACCTGATTTTAAATCGAGTTCTCCATCATTGGCAATGGAATCGGTCGGGAAAAAATATAATAGACATATCCAACATATTTATGAAGATGAAACCTTAACGTCAAACGATTATTTGGACATAGCAGAAATGTTAATGAAAGGTTCGGTTAATGCAAGTTTGAAACTAGACGGTTATAATTTTAAAGTTACTTTTAAAGGTGGAAGAATTTTTTGTGCAAGGTCAAAATCAGAATTAATTAATCCGTTAACTATCCTTCAATTAAAAGAAAAATACAAAACTAAACCAGATCAATTATTTGTATTTGTAAAAGCAATGGAAGACATTGGAAATTCATTGCTGAAATTAGGAACTAATCGCCTAAATGATATTTTCCAAAACGGCAGAACCTTTTTGAATTTTGAAATCCTACATCCTCGTGCTAAGAATGTTTTTGATTTTGGCGAACCTACTTTAAGCCTTCATTCATTGGTTACTTTCAATGAAAATGGCGAAGAAGTCAATCAAATAGTTGATTTGCCATTTGAACTTATCAATGGAAGGACTTTTAAAATCCAAAAAACTCCTGCGTTTAAGTTGGAACCTTTAAACGATCCGTCTACGGAAAGGTTCGTTCTTGATAAAATTAAAAGTGGTAAAGACTTAAAGGAAACCATTTTACTGTTGGAAAATTTAATAATTCAGAATTTTTGCAAGAATAATCCGCAAAACCAAGATAATATTCTGAATTTGACCCAAATAATCAATGCAGTCAAAGGTTCGGTTAAAACAGAAGAAGAAAAACAAAAATTCAACGAATCGATGAAACTATTGAATTTCATAGGTGGGATAGAAGTAATAAATCCAATCGAAGGTTTGGTATTCGAGTATAAAAATAAAACCTATAAATGTACTGGTGCATTTGGATGTTTACAACCGATCCTGAATATTTATAATAGACAGCGATTCTCAAAAAAATAGGATAATTATAAATGAAATCATTACGACAACTATACGAAGAAATTGAACCTTCGGCTAATGCTTCTGCTAATTCATTAATTTTAATGGATAAACTTGCAAAGTCACCTCAAATAATGCAAATGCTTCAACAAATAGATTTGCCTACTGACAAATATAAAGCAATCATTCGTTTTGCAGCTTTATTAGGTATTCCAGAACAACGGTTCACTGACTTCTGTCAACAACAAAATAATATTACTAAAACACAATAAATGGCAACAGAAGAATTTAAAGAATTGTTTGATAAACAGATTGATGATTGGAATAGAAGAATTAAAGTAAGTGATTATCTTGAAGGTACTTCAAACATACCGCAACTATTACATTATCTGGTTATAAGTGAATATTCACTCGAAAATGTTACAATGGAAATGAAATCAATCGAAGTAGACAAACTTGAAAATATTGATTGTTCAAATTTGGAACTGTTTAAATCAAATGTCATTGACAATTCACCAATTCCACATCTAATAGAAATTAAATGAGTAAACTAAAAAACATTAAAGCCCTTCGACAAATGTTGGACGGTAATCATAGGATGCAAACCAGAAAAACAATTGGGTTTTCAGATGCAACCAATAAATCAGCAATCCGGGAAGAAGGTGAAATTTGGGAAGAAAAGGATTTTCACGGAAATTCAGTATGGTGGGAACAAAAGAAAGGGTACAGGGTCAAGATGAACCAGCATCCAGAAGTTGCTCAAATGATGCGCGAAGCGAATGAATATTTAAAATCATTTCCGAATTGCCAAAAAGAAACTTGTACTTGCAAGGTTCCAAATAGAATCGACGAAAAATTCAGAAGAATGGTCGGGATGTGTGAAGATTGTTTAATTTCATACGAAACTAAATTGAAAATTCGTGGTGAATTTGGAGAATACGCGATGAAGAAAATGGAAGCCAATGCAAAAGCATTTTTTGAACAGGCGGACAAGGAAGTTGAAATTTTAAAAAACGAATTGTCAAATATCAATTTTGCCGGAGATGAAAATGATATTAATCCGATAGAAAAATGGGGCTTCCAAGATGAAGAAGCCGTAAAACAATCAATCGACGAAAAATACGCCGAATTTAAAACTAAAACCTTAGAAAAATTTAATAAATGAAAGAATATTTTGACCCTCAAATTGAAAATGCTAAACAGCAAAGTAAAACCGACTTTAAATTGTTTTATATTATTCAGGGAGTAGATGTTCCTAATGGTATAGTTTTAGAAATGAAATCGATAAATCCACCTGAACTTGATAGTTTCGACTTTTCAAATTTAGAATTCGTTAGAACTAATACTAACCTATTAATCCCTACCTTTAAATATAAAAATACATAGCAGAATTGGAGTATAATCCATTTGAGTAAGAACGATAATTTAAGACAAGCGGTAATAGAAGAACTGAAAAGGTGCGCGGTAGATCCGATTCACTTTTTCCGTAAGTACGTAAAGGTTCAGCACCCGATGAAAGGAAAGGTCAATTTCAACCTTTATCCGTTTCAGGAAGATGCGTTAAGACAAATAAAAGAAAACCGATTTTCAATTATTTTGAAGTCGAGGCAAATGGGCATTTCAACCTTAATGGCTGGAATGTCTTTGCATTACATGATGTTCAACACCGATTTCAGGATATTGGTAATTGCAACAAAGCAAGATGTTGCCAAAAATTTGGTAGCAAAGGTTAAGTTAGCTTGGGATTTATTACCAGCGTTTTTAAAACAAGGTATTGACGTAGCAAATAACAATAAACTTGAAATTGCATTTTCCAACGGAAGTTCAATTAAAGCCGTTTCAAGTAGTCCTGATGCGGCCAGATCAGAGGCTTTAAGTCTGCTCTTAATAGACGAATGCGTTGAATATAATACTGAAATTACAGTATTAAATAAAAATACAAATACAATAGAAACCATTAACATTGGTGTTTTATTTGATAAATTAAATTCAAATGAATAATGATATTTTAGCTCCAATATTAGGCAAACGTGGAATAAAAACAGGTGCATTGACATATGATTTTTATATTAAAAACGGTATAACCCATGTTTACGATTATATTTTTGAAACCACTAAGTTTTTAAATGATACCGATGCTACATTTAGGGAACGAATTTTTTATGTCCAGAACAACTATCCAGAAATACAAAAATGTTCGTATTGCCAGAAAGATAAATTAAGGTTTGACCCGTTTACGTTAACGTTCAGAACAACTTGTTGTCAACCATTATGTGTATCTAAACATCAATCTATTGCAAATAAAGGCAATCGTTCAGTTCCTCGTAAGCAAACTATATGTGTAGGATGTGGAATATTATTTGAACAGTTACCAAGTTTAAATAAACGATATTGCACACAACCATGTTGGACTGCTCACAATAATGAACCTCATTCAGAAGAACATAATAAAAAACTTAGTGAATCAAACAAACGTACCCATAATAGTCCAGAATATCGTAAAAGTCGTAAAGAAATTGATAAGTTAGTCGGTAAAAAATTATCAATAATCATGAAAGGAAAAATACAAAAAGGGGAATTTACTCCTTGTATTACAAATTCATGGACTAAACGTGTCGCATTTATTGAATTGAATGGTATAAAAAAGAAGTTTAGAAGTAATTGGGAGGCAGCGTTCTGGGTAATTAATCAGCATTTAGAATACGAGAAACTTCGGATTAAATATGTTTTTAAAGATAAATCACATAATTATATTGTAGATTTCGTGGATAATTCTAATAAAATCTTATATGAAATTAAACCGGATTCACTATTGGATAATGAACGTAATCTTATAAAACATCAATATGCTGAACAATGGGCAATTGACAATAATTATGATTATGTTATAATATCCAATGATTGGTTTATTAAAAACATTCATAAAATTAATTTTGATATTCATTCTAATTTATATCCATATATGAAACAATTCATGGGAAAATAATAATTGCAATTTAATAATGATACATATCAAGTATTAACTCCAAATGGGTGGAGCGACTTTGATGGGATTAAAAAGTCAACAACTGATATTTTATTCGAAATATCATTTACAGACAATTCCAAATTAAAATGTACGCCTAGTCATTTACTTAAATTTCCGAACGGGGAATTTTTAGAAGTTTGTCATATTGAAATCGGTGATGAATTATTTGGAAATAAAACAGTTTCGGATATTTCGTACTATGAAGGTGAATTTGAGGTATTCGATTTAACTGATGTAGAATTAGCTAACGAATATTTTACCAATGGTGTTGTAAGTCATAACTGTGCGTTTATTAAAGATATTGAAGAAATATGGGCTTCTTCACAAATGACGTTAGCAACAGGTGGAGGGTGTGTAATGTTATCTACTCCGAATGGCGCACAAGGATTATTTCACAGAGAATGGCAACGAGCGATTGAAGGTTCAAAAACTACCGAATTAGTACGGTTTCACCCTATTAATTTGCCTTGGTATTTACATCCCGATCGTGATCAGACTTGGAGAAGTCAACAAGATGAAACATTGGGCAAACGATTGGCAGCCCAAGAGTGTGATTGTGATTTTGCTTCATCTGGTCATACGGTTATAGATAACGAAATACTTCAATATTATGAAAGTCAATTATCTGACCCGTTGGAACGTCGAGGTATAGGAGGCGACTTATGGATTTTCAAATATCCCGATTATAACCGAAAATATGTTTTGTGTGCTGACGTAAGTCGTGGCGACGGTGAAGATTTTAGCGCATTTCATATTATTGACGTTGAAACTGTTGAACAAATCGCAGAGTTTAAAGGCAAAATTGATACAACTGCTTATGGAAATTTACTTGTTTCGATAGCAACCGAATATAACAATGCTTTATTGGTTGTTGATAATAGAAATATTGGTTATTCTACCTTGCAAGTGATAATCGATCATGGTTATAAAAATTTGTATTATACTTATAAGACAGACCCTTTCTTGGATAAAAACATTCATTTACGCAAAGGTTACGACTTAAAAGATAAGAAAGACATGGTTCCCGGTTATTCGATTGACGTGAAAACTAGACCAGTTATGATAAATAAGTTTGAGCAATATTTTTCCGAAAAAGCCCCAATTATTCATTCCAAACGATTACATAACGAAATGGTTGTATTTATGTGGTTGGATGGTAAGGCTCAGGCTGCAAGAGGTTATAACGATGACTTAATCATGGCTTTTGCTATTGGATTAATGGTTAGGGATACAAGCCTAAAATTACTTGCAATAGGTGTAGATTTAACTAAGAATACGCTAAGACATACAAACAGATTAATTTTTAGGCCAAATAAACCTGTTGATCCTTATTGGGAACAGAACCTTGGAAATGGTCAAAAAGAAAATTTAAAATGGTTACTTTAAAAGAATATAGGAAGGTTGCATATTAATGGCTTCATTTAGGGAAGTATTAAAAAGGTTATTTTCAAGGAACGTAATTATCACCAAGTCAAAGAGTGGTAAGTTACGGACATTGGATTT